GCTAGAGACACAAGTAATCCTATAGAACTTAATTTATGGGCTGATACAGCAGATACAGAATCGACTGCTTCACAAGGAAATGTCTATGATGTTGATTTTGATGATACTGGATTTACGATAAAAAATAATTTTACTCCATTCAACGCAAACTTACAGAATTATATATATATGGCATTTAAATAAATGAGATGGATGATGGGATGAAGATATTCGGATTGTATTCAGCAAACATATTTGCTTTAGCCTTTAGTGTAAGCGAAATAAACAGCATACTTCAAATGCTTGTAATGGGAGCAACCTTAACCTTTACAGTTATACAAATTTATAGAGCACTAAAGAAATGAAGATGCCTACAAACGGAGCAGCCAAAGACATAAGACATTTTTCAGGAAGTTTACTGGTGTTCTTTTTAGTTGTTTTGATATTGTTATATCTGTCAAAATATCAAATTCCTGAAGAAAACGCACAGATAGTAAATACTCTAATCGGAATGATTGCCGCAAGTATAGCGATGGTTATAGCGAGTATCACAGGTAGAAATGGTGATGAATTAGATTCTGCTAAAAAGAAGATAAGCAATCTAGAGACTAAAATAGATATGCTTGTACAAGCTAAAGATACATTAGAAGATATGCTTATTAAGGTGCAAGATGACACTATAGATAGATTATTGATTAATAAGTCTATCGATTATGATACTTGTAAAAAATGTAATTGCAAAAAAGATGGAGCTTAAATATTTCAAATATGAAGAATTTGCATCCCCAGATGTTCCTCACTCTGGTGAGTATATGGATACTGATTTTCTTTCAATGCTCGACCACGCACGTCACATTGCAGGGATTCCCTTTAAGATCAACTCAGGATATAGAACTATCGAACATAACGACAAGGTTGGAGGAAAACCAAACTCAAGCCATATTGTGGGAAAGGCAGTTGATATCGCAATACAGGGTTCAAGAGAAAGATGGCTTATCCTTGAAGCCCTTATTCACGCAGGGTTCACAAGGTTTGGTATTGCCAACACTTTCATCCACGTTGATTCAGATGACCACAAAGATGCAAACGTTATCTGGACGTATTAGTGCAACAGTAGGAAATACATTGATAAATGAGTGAAATAAAAGTGAAGTCCAATGGACTTAGAAACGAATTAAAGGAGATACGCAAAAGTATCGACAAACTAACTGAAGTGTTACTACTTCAACAAACAAACATACAAAATGAGATTAACAACAGTATTACTTGTTGCAACGATGCTGAGTTGTGCAAGTGTAAAAGAAAAGAACCTAGCAAGGTTTAAAGAAATAACTAAAGATATTTGTATAGATAATGCGAACGAGGTTAAATTAGCGCAAATTCTGTATAATGAGATAGTAAATGTCAGGTAAGAAGAAATTCAAAGATACAAAAGTAGGCTCTTTCCTACTTCAAAAGATCCCTAAAGTTGTAGGAGCAATAGCACAAGACACTCCTGTGGGGAGTGTCATAGAGGCGATTATTGGAGGTTCTGATATGAGTTCTGAGGATAAAGATGTAGCACTAGAGAAACTACGCCTAGAGAGAGCTGAGATGGATGGAGTGACCCGAAGATGGGTCGCTGACAGCAGAAGTGGTTGGCTCGCACAAAACGTGCGGCCATTAACGCTGGTGTTTTTAACTGTCAGTTATGTTGTTGGATGGTATCTAGGTTATCCTTTAGATTCTATTACAGGCTTATTAACTATTGTAATTGGTGGCTATTTTGGCAGCCGTGGAGTCGAAAAGGTGTTTGGTAATAAGATGCATCAGTAATGGCTCGCAATATAGAATCAGCATTTAAGAAGAGAACTAAAGTAAAGCGGCCTGGAGTGCACGCTAAATCCAAAACAAGCGTGCTTAAGTGCTCTAAGAACTACACTAAGAAGTATCGAGGTCAAGGTAGATAGGCTATCATATGTGTTGCACTTAGGCTATAGTGTTAACTAAGTATTAGTAACCTTGTTAAACACAGTACATATTTAAACGCAGTATATAAATGTCCCAACGTCCCTTACCCTTTAAGGGTGGGACTAGGGACAGAACTTTTTGTATATAATTAAAAGAAAGAAAAAGAAAAGAGTAAAAGAAAAAGAAAGAAAAAGCCCCCTAGAAAAACAAACTTTCAATGCTATCTGATCCAACAATATCTCTATTGAAGTTTGGTAGCTTTTAACGTAGATCTACTGCTACGTTTTGCAAATGTATAAAAAATTATTATATTGCAATATGGAATTAAGACATTTTCTTATTACAGAATTTGATAGTCCAGACAGGCCAGGGTCTGGTGAGAAGTATATGGATAGAGATTTTTTGCGTATGATAGATGCAGCGGCTCATCTTTGTAAGCTTCAATTCTTAATAGTGTCTGGTTATAGAACTAGGTTCCAAAATGATCGATGGGATGATTCTAGTGTAAGCAGCCACCTTATAGGTAAGGCTGCGATAATACGCTGCGATAATTCTAAGAAACGATACAAAATGATATCTTCTTTAATGGAAGTTGGATTTAGTAGAATAGCTGTATCTAGGGATCAGAAGACTATATATGTAGACAACGATGATCAAAAACCAGATATGATTTGGTTATATTAATAATATAGTATATATTTGTTTTGAATTTAACATATTGTTTCAATTTTATTAGTTAATTTGGTTGAGAGGGCTGTAGAGATACAGCTCTTTTTTTTGTTAATTATTTGTTTAGTTAATTATTTTTTATAACTTGCACAAAAATTTAACTAATATGAAGAACACACTTAGACCATTTTACAATCAGACCGATTACTACAAGGCGAGGATTGAGGCACTAACCAAATACAATGCAGAAAAGCAGGATGAGATAGATAGATTGATATCTTATGTTGTTGAGCTTTGTGATCAGAAATGCCCTGAAGAATACAAGCAAGTTGTATTAAGAGAAATTACTAAATACTAATTTATGAATATTACACAAAAACTATTAATGATCCAGACGGAGCTTAAAGCTCCTAAGAACCAAAGGAACGCCTTTGGTAAGTACAATTACAGATCTGCCGAGGATATCTTGGAAGCTGTTAAACCATTAGCTATGAAGCACGAAGCTGTGCTTAAGATGAATGATGAGATTAAAGAAGTTGGAGGAGTCTTATTTATTGAGTCTACCGCTAAACTTATTGATTTAAAGGACCCTACTATGCAAATTGAGTCAAATGCTCAAGCCATTATAGACTTTGATGCTAAAGGAATGCAACAACCCCAGAGAACTGGAGCTGCTTCTAGCTACGCTAAAAAGTATGCTATAGGTAACTTATTACTTATAGATGATACTAAAGATGCTGATGCTACTAATGATCACAGCAAGTCTAGTCCTGGCAAGCTAGCCTTAGTCAAAGACTCCTCTGAATATAAAAAGGTAGTATCTTACCTTGATGGAGGGGGCAACGTTGCTGCTGTTATGAGAAAATACACTATTAATAACGATCTATTGAGAGATCTTAAATACAAAAAAGGAACAAATGACAACACCAAAATCAATTAGAGCGAAGGTTCTTCGTGTAAGAGTAAGAGCAGATGAAATGGCAACACTAAAACAAATAGCAAAGGATAACGATACAACCGTTTCTGACTATGTAAGAAGAAGCCTAAAGCACAAAATTAGCATTACCACACAAAAATTAATCACTAATTAAATAAATTATGAGCACAAAAATTAAACAAAAGTATTTCGGAAACCTTCAATTAGACAACCTAAAGGTTGCTTCTAAAGAGATCCCAGGAAAAGTAGAGAAAACCGACCAATACGGTCATCAAATTAAAGTAAAAGCTCAAGTTTGGGAAGATGACGGAATCACTATCGATATCTGGGATAATAAGAATAAGAAGTCTTACAAGCTTGGCAGGCTTATTTTAGATAAAGACTACGTCCAACCTCAAGCTGAGTCAGTAGAAGCCGAAATTGAAACAGGCGGACTTGATTTTTAGTCAATAATGTTTAAATAAAAGGGAAGTCGAAAGTCTTCCCTTTTTTTTGCTAAACCAAATTAGATGAACCAAATTTACAGAAGCCTAGATCACTTAACGTATAGGCTAAAACAAAACAGCATCAAGCCCTCCAATAAAGATAGGCAGGCCTTAAACGAACTAATCAAACAATTAAACCACAACGAAGTTATTGAAGAGTACAGAAGTAGATTTCTGTATAGATTTGTGACTTGGGCGTTTGTCCAGGTCTTCAATCTAAGGATTGGAGACAATAAGGTTACTTTAGACTTCTTGGTCCATAGTGTTATATCTAAGATAGATCAAATAGCCCAAACAGATAAATCTATGTGGGAACAGACATTAGCTGTTGATCTATTTTGTATGAATCCTAATGGGGATTCAATACAAGAACACGAAGGATTCATTAAACAATTAATTGATAGTATTATAAAGAACAATACAAGACCAAATGCCATATCAAGAATTAGAGCTAGATCACAGCAAGAAGTTTGAGAAAATTCTTAAGGATTCTTATATGGATCCTAAAGAGAAGGTTAAATACCCTCCTGTGGCGATTTCTATGGGGTCTAGAGGAGGTTTAGAGGACTTTCCTATATGTATAGGAACCTACGGTAATTTCAGCTTCATACAGGCTCCCCCAAAGAGTCGTAAAACATTCTTAGTTTCTTTACTTACTAGTGCTTACTTATCTGGATCTAATGAATATATTGATAAGATGAAAGGTCATAACGATGGCAAGGTAACTATTCACTATGATACTGAGCAGGGATCGTATCACGCTCAAAGGGTTTTTAATAGAACGCACAGAATGGCTGATCAAACAGATAGCTATAAAACACATTCGTTAAGAGAGTACAGTCCTCAAGATAGACTTGAGTTTATAGATTGGCATATCAATAGAGTTAGCAATTTAGGCTTAGTCATTATAGATGGTATAGCTGACTTGGTTAATGATGTTAACGATATTAATGCTAGTAACGAATTGATCCAGTACCTGATGAAATGGACCAAGGAATTACAAATTCACATTATAACAGTTATCCATTCTAATTTCAATTCTACTAAACCTACTGGCCATTTGGGGTCTTTCCTTGAAAAGAAGAGTGAAACACAAATATCAGTAAAGGTAGATGAGGAAGATGATAACTTGACCGTAGTGAACTGTATGAGAAGTAGAGGCCAACCATTCGATAAATTCAGTTTTACCATAAAGAATGGATATCCTTATATACAAGGACAAATAGATCTTCCTAGTGAAATAAATAATTTTTAACATATGAAGGAACTTATTTTTACCCTTAACACTAGAGCCCAACCTCACCAATCATTTAGGATTGGGAGGAATGGGATCAAGTACAAACCAAAGAAAATTGTTGATTACCAGAAGTATATTATTGCATTAGTTTCGGAACAGTTACCCGATAATTTCGTTATAATAGAAGCGGGAACACCAATTTTTGTGGAATATATTGAATATAGTTACGCATATCCTAAGGCTACACCTAAGAAAAGAAGGATAGGTCAGACACCTAAAACAACAAAGCCAGACTTACAGGATAACCTCAACAAAGCATTCTTTGATGCTTTGGAGGGGCTCATTTATGAACAGGATCAAAACATTGTAGAGATAAAACAAATGAAGAAGTACTACAGCGATTCTGACTGCATAAAGGTAAAATTTGTTTATTAAATAACAATATCTTAAATTTATAACAAAATGAGGAGATTATTAAAAAATACATTAATTAGAATGACTTGTTTAACAGTATCCGTAATATGGAGTATAGTGTTTTTTACGGTTGCAATAAAAATATTTGATAGATTATGGGAATAGATTTTGAATGGATAATGGGATTCGCTTTTGGTGTAGATTATCTTACAGACATTGATGTGCAAGGAGGGGAGGACTTAGAGACTATTAATATTATTAGAATCCAGATTGGATTCTTTGCTCTTTATATCCCTATGCAAGTCTAGTGTTAGAAGACCTTGGTAGAAAACACGAACTTTGGGTGGCTATGGCATTAAATATAGGAGTGCCACCCTCCTTTGCCGAGGATCTGATCCAGGAGATGTATCTTCGGTTGCATAAATATGTTAAAGACGAAAGCAAAGTTTACTATAAAGATACTGGCACAATCAATAGGTTTTACATATGGACTACCATAAGAAATATGTGGATGAGTGTAAGGACTTATAAATCTAAGAATGGTACTATTTATTTAGAAGATCTGTCTGATTACTCGTCAGATTTTTTACATATAAATAACCAGGTAACATACGATGTGAAAGAGATGGAGGCTATATCAGCTCACGACAGATTATTTGATAAAGTAATAAAATGCGTAGATAGCTGGGATTATTGGTATGATAAAAAGCTATTTGGTTTATACTACTTAAGCGATATGTCTATGAGAGATATAGCTAACAAAACAAACATATCACTAACCTCAATCTTTAATAGTTGTAAAAATTATAAAACAAAGATAAAGAATGAAATCCTGGAGGATTGGGAGGATTTTAAAAACGGAGATTTTGATAAAATTTAATTATGGAAGCACCTAAAGATAAGAGAACTAAAGCTTATAAGGAATGGGTTAAGAATTATGAAGAGTCCTCAAAAGGACTCGGTGATACAGTAGAGAAGATTACTAAGGCTACAGGTATAAAGAAAGTGGTAGAGAAATTCGCCAATGGAAAGGATTGTGGATGTGATGATCGAAAAGAACGACTTAATAAATTAATTCCTTATCATAAACCCAACTGTTTAACGGAGGATGAATTTAAATATTTAGATGCTTTCTTTAGAGATGGCAGACCTCCTAAGGTCAATACCATTGTTCAGCAAGAAATAATAGATATATACAATAGGGTATTTGATGACAATAAAAAGCCTGGGGGGTGCAGTCCTTGTTTTGTGACTGATGTTTTAAATAAATTAGATAATATCTATAATGAATATTTGGGATAACATAACCCTAAAAACTCTTAAGGATTATAATGAATATGATCTATTCGGCCAGATTAAGCTCTCCAATTATATAGATCTAGTTAAATCAGAAGATGAGATGAGTAGATGGGACTGTTATTCAGCTCATTTTAATCATAGAATAGAACTTAAATGTAGGGGTAAACACTACGATACTCTACTGATAGAGAAGTCTAAGTATGACTATATGGTAGATAAGGCCCACGAGAACCTAGAGATACCTATGTATATATGTTCAACTCCGAAAGGTATTTATTGTTTTAATCTACTTAGGATTAAGCCTAATTGGATTATAGAAAAACATAACAAGACAACGCAATTTGATAACAATAAAAAGATAGAGAAAGTAATTGGGAATTTATCTATTCACGATAAACATTGCCATTCATATTTATAAATTATGGGAGATTCAGTAAGCAAGTATTTTTTAGACAGAGAAGAGTATACCACTAATACAACAGCCAGGAGGGATCCGGTTAAAACGGATCCTATTGTTGAAGAGGTGAAGGAGATTATGGATAAACGCAGTCAGCGTGGGATTAAAGAGTATGGAACGACCTTACACGATAATCCAGATGGATTCTATACTTGGTTAAAAGAACTCCAGGAGGAGCTGCTTGATGCAGCTCTATATATACAGAAGTTAAGGAAATAGAGATGAATATTAGAGACAGAATACAAAAGATAGTAAGTTACAGAACCTGGTCTATTCAGAAGAAAGTAGATGCTTTGTTGGAGATTGATTGCAATCTCTACACAAACCTAGGGACAGATTCTACTGCTACTGAACGAAATGATGTTAAATCCATTAGCAAGTTAATATACAAATCTATATCTAACATCAGCCCAATAGACGGATACCTATTAAAAGCTTGGTACGAAGAAAAACCTAAATCTATTTCGTAGTTAACAAAATGTTTATTATCTTGCTTGAAAATAAAAATATATGAGCAACGATACAATAACATTGCTAGACGGAATAAGCTGGAATAAGGACGAGCTTATGTCCAATATGGATTCGGATCCATTTTACTTTGGCCACTTAAGCAAAGCGGCTTTATCTTCATCCACCTGTAAACACCTGCTAAAGTCTTCTATATCATACTACCAATCTTTAACAACAAAAAGCAAACAAACTGATGCTTTATTGCAGGGGAGTATTTTTCATATGCTTACTTTAGAACCAGACAAGCTTGACCAGCGGTATGAATTTTTTGATGCCCCGTCTCAGAATAAAGCCTTTAAGGAACGTGCTGAAGAATCCGATAAGGAAGTTGTGTTGCTAAAGCACTTCTATATTATGAGGGCATTGAAAAAGAAGTCTCTAGACAGGTGTGAATATGCTTCTAGCTTATTACAGGGAGGTCTAGAGGAAGTGCCATCTATAGGTCTTATAAATGGGATACCTTTTAGGGGTAAGGCTGACTACTTAAAAAACAATCATATAGTAGACCTCAAGACTGCCGCATCATTAGACTATTGGAATCCTAGATATAAAAGCAAATATAATTATGATATCCAACCATATATATACAGAGAGCTATTTAATGTAGAGAGATTTACTTTCTTAGTTGTAGAAAAGTTTACTGGTAGAATTGGAGTATACGAAGCCTCTGAAGAGTGCTTCGAGTCTGGAGAAGAAAAAGTCCGCATTTGTACGGACAGATATAAGGAAGACTTCTTAGGAAAGTCTGACAAAGAAATAGAGTCTGTTATATTTAATAGGTATATACACGGAACTGTATAATGACTAAAGAAGAGTATGACTTTGAGGTCTTAAATTATTATTACCTTGCTCTGGTTGATTTATTGATGGGTGTTACTTATCAAGAAGTATTTAATCAGATGAAGGACTTTGAATCTTTAGAGTTGTATGAAGCTTGTGATGGGGTCAATAAAGCTTTAATAGAAGCTGATCGTTGTACCTTAAAAGAAATACAATTAGAAGTTAATAGAGTAGAATTAGAACTAGAAAGACAAAAAGACATATATGAAAACTGAAGAGATAAAACAATTAGTTGAAATAGAAACTAAGATGAATTTAAGCCATCACTCAAGGATAAGAGATAGAGTGTATGCTAGAGCCGTTTACTTTAAATTATGTAAGGAGCATACCTTGTTTCCTTTAAGTGTTATTGGGAAAACTGTTGGTAAACATCACGCAAGTGTAATTCACGGCCTCAAAATATTTAATGAGATAATCTGTAATTATGAAACAGAAAACGGATTCTATGAAATATATATTAAACTAGATAAGCTTTTGCAAAAATCAAACAATATTAGGGAAAAAGATATGTATCCTGAGCATTTCTATAGAAAAAAGTATGTTGGTCTAATACTAGATTATCGTGTGTTATTAAACGAGAACAGGAATTTAAAAAAGGAGTTATGTTCGAAGTCATAGCTATGGTTTTTCTGATAGGTATAATAGTTTTACTAGTGATGTTATTTATAGATTAATGTCAAATATAAAAAGATATTTGTGGTGGAATGATAGATTAGATCTTCCTCAAGTGAATCCAAAATATTTAACTGAAACTAATCTTTGGGATTCAACCTTATTAAAAGAGAACAATCCAAAGCTATGGGTAAAAAGATTAGAAGAAAGCATAAGGAACAAATAGATTATTCGCTTATCAACCAAAAGAATGCTGACTGGTGCATAAATAATGGATACAGAGTTTATGTTATAGGAGTAGATAGCGTTCCGTATAATAAAAAAAACAAGCTGTTTACTACCTTTAATATTGTGATTCAAAGGGGAGTAGAGTATAAAACATCTAGTGGGATTTATACAAAGATAGGAGCATCCAATAAGATCTGGGAGATCTATGGATGGTTATACGATAAACACGCTGATAGATAATCAGTTATATTACTATGGGTAGAAAGCCGAAAGAGTTTAAGTACATTAAGAAGAATGATGGTCGTAGGAATAATGGCAGGAAGAAGGGAGACAGTAAGAATTATCCTAAGAAAATAAATGCAACTCCCGCTGCAATAAATGAGGCCAAGAAAGATAGAATGGGTATCTATGCTTTGAATGCTATGCAAGAAGTCTTTGGCTCTGAAGAAGAGGCTTGGGCCGAGTTAGCGAAGCAAGCCAAGTCCTCTTTCGCCCATATGAAATTACTCTTTGAATATAAGTATGGCAAGCCTACAGAAAGTGTAGACTATACTAGCGGAGGTCAAAAGCTAGACATACCGATCACAAACATATTTGCTGGAACTCAGCAGGCCCCTGAGATAGATAACACAATAGATATAACACCAGAAGATAATGAACAAGAAGAGACAGATCAATGATCCAAAAGACTTTCCAAAGGACTTTTGGAATTACCTTGTGAATCCAATACTAGGCTATTATGTAAAGCCAGCTACATTGTCTCCAAGGGGAGTACTTAATCCAAAAGAATCTCGGAAGTAATATGAAGGTATTAGTTGCTTGTGAAGAGAGTCAGGCAGTGACCAAAGAATTTAGGGCTTTAGGCCACGAAGCCTATTCTTGTGATATACTTCCCTGTAGTGGTGGACACCCTGAATGGCATATCCAAGGGGATGCATTACAGGAGGCTAACTCTGGAAGGTATGATCTAATGGTTGCCCATCCTCCTTGTACTTATTTAGCTGTAAGTGGCAATAGGTGGTTGTATAATAAAGATGGCTCAAAGAATGAAGAGCGGTGGGAGAATAGAAACAAAGCATTATTCTTTGTCAAGCAATTGATGGATGCGCCTATAAGATATATAGCTATTGAAAATCCTATAAGTGTTATTTCATCACAAATAAGAAAACCTAATCAGGTTGTTCAGCCTTATATGTTTGGGGATGAGGCTAAGAAAACAACTTGTCTTTGGACTAAGAATTTACCTCTATTGACCGCAACCAAGATTGTATCTCAGGGTGAATTTGTGGAGTGGACAGACAAGAAAGGAAAGGTAAAGAGAATGGCTAAATGGTATGATGACGCTAGAGGGAGTAAAGATAGAGCAAAGTTAAGAAGTAAGACGTTTCCAGGTATAGCAAAAGCAATAGCTACCCAATACTCACAATACATATTAAATGACTCCACAGTTACACGATAAATACCAGGCTTTAGGAAATGACACCCGTTACTTTGTAGTGACGGGTGGTAGGGGATCCGGTAAGTCCTTTGCAGTAAATACCTTCCTAGCTTTCCTTACGATGGAGAAGGGTCATAAGATTCTGTTCGCTAGGTATACGATGGTCTCTGCTGCTACTTCTATTATACCAGAGTTCTTGGAGAAGCTTGAGCTGTTCGGTATCGCTAAACACTTTAGGATAACTAAGGATGAGATCTTAAACACAGCCACAGGGAGCTCAATAATATTTAAAGGTATCAAGACCAGCAGCGGTAACCAAACCGCTGCCTTGAAGTCTCTACAGGGTATTACAACGTTCGTACTTGATGAAGCAGAGGAGCTTATAGATGAAGATAGTTTTGATAAGATAGATCAGTCTGTAAGGGAAAAGAATAAACAGAATAGGTGTATGCTAATCCTCAATCCAACCACAAAGGAGCATTGGATATACCAGAGGTTCTTTGCAGCCAAAAGAGTAGAAGCTGGATCGAATGCTTGGAAGGATAACGTAACATACATTCACACTAGTTATATGGACAACAAAGATAATCTATCTAATTCTTTTGTTGAGCAGGTAGAGATGATGCGTAAGAAGAACCCAAGGAAGTATCTGCACCAGATAATGGGTGGGTGGATTGACAAGGCTGAAGGTGTGGTGATCACCAACTGGAGGACTGGCCAATTCAAAGACTACCATCAAATTGTATACGGACAAGATTACGGATTCTCTACAGACCCCACAACGCTCGTCAGATGCTCTGTAGACACTGAACATAGGATTATGTGGGTCCAGGAGTGTTTCGTTAAGCCTGGGCTATCTACAAAAGAAATAGGCGAAAGGAATATAAGGCACGCCTTAGACTCTATAATTATAACAGACAACAATGAGCCTAGGATGATCCAGGAGCTCAGGGAGGTTTATGGCTGTAATGTAAAAGGAGCGAAGAAAGGTAAAGGGTCTATCCTTTCAGGGATAGCCCTGATGCAAGACTACGAACTTATAGTAGATGCTAAGTCAGAGAACATAATCAAGGAGCTGAATAACTATGTATGGCACGCTCGTAATGAGCGGCCAATAGACAAATGGAATCACTGTATCGATGCAATGAGATATGCACTTCAGTTTGCGGAGGTCAATGCCAAGCGTGGTACTTATGTGATTCGGTAGATTATTAAACGCAGTAGGGGTAGATTCTTAAACGCAGTGGCCCCGAAATCATTAAACGCAGTAGGCCCAGGAACTCGCACCTGGATTCTTAAACGCAGTAGGTCCAGGAACCAGGATCCAGGCTCTTAAACGCAGTAGGTCCAGGAACCAGGATCCAGGCTCTTAAACGCAGTAGGTCCAGGAACCAGGATCCAGGCTCTTAAACGCAGTACCCCCTTAAACGCAGTACCCCCCGCAAATCCACTATTTAGATTCATTATTGATAAGGGTTTAGGTTTGGATATATTCAAAATCTTTCGTAAATACCGCGCGCCCGTTCCTATTATATATAGTTTAGAATTCATTTTGTAAAGATCCCCCACCCACAATTAAAAAAAAAGTAGGGGGGGTACTTGATTTTTATTTTTATTTGTTTTATGTGTTCATAAAATGTTTATATTTGTATAAACTTTAAAACATTTACACAATGAAACTATTTATTAACCTTTATCTATTTGCTTTCGGTTTTTATATCGTCGGGCATTTTATCAATTATTTTATTAACCTTTAATTATTACAAAATGGAAACTTTAAACTATTACGAATTACTAGAAAAGACAAAAGGCGGAAAAATCTTTTCCCTTACTTATTCGCGCGCTGACAAATCATTGGGCGCGGGAAAATTTAGATTTGGCGTTAAATCTTATTTAAAAGGTGGATCTTTAAAATATGATCCGATCAAGGCTAAAAATTTGGTTTTGTTTAATATGTCAAAAAAACAATATCGCACCATCAAATTTGAGCGGATTATATCCGCAAAAATTGACGGGGTAGAATATAAATTTTTCAATGATACATTTGCAAACTCAATGGAGCGTATCGACAAAGCAATTAAAAACATTAATAAATTAAATAAAATAATTAACAGATGAAAACACAAAAAAAATTTTATTGGAGTCCGCAAACTATAGATTTTTTTCAGCTATTAAAAAATAGTGAAGGAAATGAAAAAATGAAAGAAAGTATATCAATTTTTATTCATAATGAATGCGATTTAGAAGACAATGAAACATTTGAAGACTTGATAGATGATTTGATTTTTCAAGTTGAAAACACAACTTTAGAAGAAATAGAAAATTTAAAAAAATAATAATATGAGTAATGAAATGTTAATAAAAATTTACGATGAATTAATAGTTTTATATGATTTTTATAATGATTTAAATGATGAAGATGGATTAAGAAATGTAAATCATATTTTAAATGAATTAAATAAAAATATAAAAGAATAAACAAAATGAAAACTAGAAAACAAAACGAAACATTTTTTGGTGATGGGTATATTTTAGAATATACTTTAATTCAAACCAAATGGGCGGGTGATAATGATACCCCGCCCGCGGAAGATTGGGAAATTGAAAACGTATCAATTCAAAAAGAAAATCACGAACATTTTGATTTACCTATTGAATTTGTAGAGCGGTTTAATATTAACGACAAATTAATTAATTATGATTACTAATTATAAAATACCCGCGCGCCTATTAAGCGCGGGTATATCAAACGCGAAGACAAAGAAAAACGAATTAAAAACCTTTATACTTTATTTGGCACCCTATACACAAAACTACAAAGGTGTTAACATATGCCCAAAGGCTTCAAAAGGATGCGCGGCAGCTTGTTTATTTACAGCGGGGCGGGGTGCGTTTAATAACGTACAAAACGCCCGTATTAATAAAACAAACTTTTACATTGAAAACAAAAGTTTATTTATTAAAAAGTTAGCGGGTGAAATAATCAAAGAAACTGCAAAGGCTAAGAAGAAAGGCGAAAAAATTGCCTTTCGTTTAAATGGTACGTCTGATATTGATTTCATTTACTTACTTGAAAAATACGCGGGTTTAAATATTAAAGACCTAAGCCCGCACGCGGTCTTTTATGATTATACTAAGATCATTGGCAAAGTAAAAAAGTATCTTAATCATCCTAATTATTATTTAACCTTTTCACGGGCGGAAGATAACGAAACAGAAACAATGCAAGCCCTACAAATGGGCGCTAATGTTTCCGCGGTCTTTTCCCTGGATCTACCAGGAACCTGGAGCGGGTTCAAGGTTGTGGACGGTGACGTGAGCGATTTAGTAATGCTGACCGCCAAAAACAGCATCTTAGGTTTACGGGCAAAAGGTAAGGCCCGCAAAGATGACAGCGGATTTACAATTAATAGCAATAAACTAAACACAAAACAAAATGAGCAAATCAAAGCAACAGTTTGAACACTACAGAAAACAAAGCAAAGAAATAAAAAAGCTTTATCCAATTAGAAAAGCTTTATCTATAATTGAATATGATATAACCGACCCCGCGGAATATTACATAACAGATAACAAAACATTCTATAAAAGAATTAAACAAACCGAATTTATAAACCTAACAAAATGAAGATACAAGAAACAATACACGAAGAAGTAAACATTTGCGGGCTTATGCTCCCACAAAAAGAAGTTAATAACATATATGTTGACTTTGAAACAAATGACAAACTATATAGATTTGATTTAAAGCCTACCGACTTTTTAGAATGGTTTGACAATGAAAGTATTAAACAAATAAAAGACTATATAAATAAAAAGTATTGCACTTAATATAATAATTGAATAAATTTATAACAGCCTGATTTTTAATCGGGCTTTTTTTTTGGGTATACTCGCGCCTTAAAACGAATCAACCAAACCGAAAACCTTATTAAACATAGGCCCAGGAGCCCCTCAGAGGGCTTCTAAGGGCCTTAAACATAGGAGCTGGACCTTACCCCCGCCCGGATATTTGCGGCCCGCTAAGGAAAGGAACGTAAAACGGGCCAAATCCGTTATAGTATATTGACTTTTATAAAATCAACGTAAAACGGGCCCGAATGGATATAGTATATCCGGTTTAATAAAATCAAGCGGTTTAGAAAACTGTGTCAAGAGAAGTAAACCTTAAGATAAAAACATAGTTAACCCAAAGCCTCTATATTAATTCTCAGTATAAATATTGAATTGTCATTGTTGTTCGTTTAATCTCTCACAATTCCAATTATATATTAATATAACCATTTTTTTCACCTTTTGTTTTATTTTTACTTATGGTACAATTAACCTGCATATTGGTTATATTAGTATGAAGCAATTTAAGATAGACATCCCCAAGTCGCTACGAGGGATTCCTCTAAAGGAATACCAAAGGTTTTTTAAAGTATCAGAAGATAATAAAGAAGCCAAAGATCCAGAATTCTTAAACCTTAAGATGTTAGAGATCTTTTGCGGCTTAAGCTTAAAGGAGGCTTATAATATGAAATTGACTGATTTTAGCTTTATAATTAATCACCTTAATGAGTTATTTAAGCAAGAGACACCTATGATTAATAAGTTCTCCTTAAAGGACCCAAAAGGGGATGAGGTAGAGTTTGGTTTTATACCTAGGCTTGATGATATATCCCTAGGAGAGTTTGTTGACTTAGACACCTATGTTTCAGACTGGAGTGATATGCACAAAGCTATGGCAGTATTATATAGGCCAATAACCTTTGATAAGAGGGGTATGTATCTTATAGAGGATTATGAAAGCTCAGATAAATACTCAGAGGTAATGAAAGATATGCCTATTGATATAGCAATCGGAGCTGTTGTTTTTTTTTATCGTTTAGGGAAAGAACTGTCAATTTATTTAACGGGTTATTTGAAGGAGCAGATGAAGAAGGAGGACTCGGAGCTGAGGCAAGCTTTGGACGAAAATGGGGTTGGTATCAATCAATTTATGCAATCGCTAAAGGAGACCTCCTCAAATTTGAAGAAGTTGCACAACTCAAGGTTACACAAGCCTTAACCTGGTTAGAGTTTGAGAAAGAGAAGAATCAATTAGAGGCTGCTGCTATTAAAAACATAAAATGAAAGAAATATACGATTTATTAGATAAGATTAAAGATAGGCTTAGAGCTAACAATATAACTAATACTGTCACCTTTGGTGATATAATGGAAGTAGATTTAACTAAGACTACTATATTCCCTTTGTCTCATATTATGTTGGGTAATGTTAACTTTAGTGAGAACATAATGACTGCTGAAATTAGTGTTTTATCTATGGATATTATAGACAAGAACAAAACCCAAAGTACGTTTGATTCTTTTTATGGTAATGACAATTTACAAGATGTATTTAATACTCAATTAGCCGTAATAAACGACTTACAAAGCCATCTAAGGAGGTCTGATCTATTCGATACAGCTAACTTTAGAGTGGCTGGAGATCCGCTTGCAGAACCGTTCCAAGATCGTTTTGAGAATGAATTAGCTGGATGGACCGCAACCTTTGCTATAGAACTAAGTAATAATAACTTTAATATTTGTGAATAGGAATAACCTCAGAGTAGTAATGGAAAAATATGGCCCAAAGATAAAAGAGGCCATAAAACAATATATGGAGGAACAAGATAAAAATGTTACTGGTCAAACAGCAGCAAGTATATATTCTAACGTATTTGAAACGGTAGACTCTATAGGAATCGCAATAGCAGGTAATACCTCTTTTGCTGTTATGCACACCGGAAGAAAACCTAATTCAAAAGCCCCTCGTTACCAAACAATTAAAAAATGGATGGATAATAAAGGAAGTTTTAAGGGATCCAAGACGTTAAAGTCAGCATATGCCATTGCTAGGTCCATAGGTAGAAGGGGAATTAAAGGAAAAAACATATCATATGAAGCTTCACTTAGAATAATGAATGCATTACTTAGAGATTCATCAGCAGCATATATTAAAGATATAGAATCACACTTTAAAAAGTCAACAAGCAAGAATGTCAACTAAGATAAACGTAAGAAGTCCCTTCTATAAAAAATACTCAGCTACTAATTTAAGGTATGTTGATCTTACTGTATACGTTTATTCTGGAACAAAAACAACAGACAAGGGGACAGCTAAATACAAATTAAGAAAATATCCGACTGGAACTAATAATTATGTGATATTTCAGCTTTCCGAAATAATAAGAGACTACATAAAACCAGAATCTACAACGCCATTAAACGATAATATAAATTATGTTAAGTGGGTGCAGGTAGAAGATGAAACCGTACCAAATTTTGTTCCTGACTCTTCAGATATAACAGGATTTGCAGTAGCTCAAAATGGAACGATAACATTTCCTACTTCAGCTTCTGGGAATCAAGTTATTAATTCAATTAATTTTGTAGATGTAGACAATCCCTCTACAGGAACGTCTCTACCTAGTTATAACGCTAATGACGGAACAGACCCTATACCAAGGACCGCAAGAGTAAATATAAAGATCCCTAGTGGGTTTTTTGGTTCCTTAGACCAAAACGCATTAGTAATTGTAACCACTGATCAACCACCATCATAATATGCCAGAAGTCAAAGCAAACGTACGAAGCCCTTTTTTCTTAAAGTATACTCAATCGGGTATGACTAATACTAAGATAGAAATATATGTTTACTCTGGGACCAAGACAACTGATAAGGGGTCTATTTTGGCTACGCTAAATAAAGCTCCACTTCCTGGAGATAACTATGTGATCTTTGAAATATCAGATATAGTGAGAGAATACCTAACAAAAACAATAGCAACACCATTAAACAATAATAAAAGTTATATAAAATGGATTCAGGTAGAATCCACAATATCTACATAAATTATGGCAACAGCATATTATTTAGCCTTTGATGGCTACGGATATTTTAGTGAAGGGGCACAGCCTGAGCTTAGTAGAAATGCTCTTATATCTTCTGACTATGTATATACTCCAGACGGCACATCTATAGAGATTCCCTTCTTTACAGAGGACGATATAGAAATAACATATACAGTTAATGGATCGGCTACAACAGTGGACTTAGCTTCAGATTTTGACAATACGGCTGCAAGTGCCGTTAAGTACGTCACATTTGCTCCTAATACTAATAATTCACCATATGTTATAAGTGTATATAATAATGGCCAAACTAGCTTGTTAAAGAGTATAAACCTAGTTCCTGTATGTGAACCTAAGTATACTCCTTTAAAATGTCAATTTATAAATAAATATGGGGTAATACAAGCAGCTTACTTCTTTCTAAGATCAGCGGAGCTTTTGCAGATAGAAGATAGTGTCTTTAGAAAAAACATAATAAGTTCGTCAGCCACATATGATGTTAGTGAAGGTCAAACACAAAGGTTTGATGTAAGGTCTCAAACAACGCTGTCAGTAAATACCGGGTATGTAGATGAAGATTTTAATAAAACTATAGAGGAAATGTTTTTATCTGAAGACTGTTGGATAACGTACGAAGGTAGTACATTATCTGTGGTCCCCAAAACAAAGCAACTCGAATATAAAACACACTTAAACAACAAATTAATAAACTATACAATACAATTTGATTTCGCATCTGAAACTATAAATGCCGTAAGATAATGATATCAGCTCAATTATATATTTATGACCCAGTAAAACCAGATAGCACATCTGCTGATAGCTATAAGGAGGTTGAATTCTTTGATTTTGAGTCAATAGAGCTGGTTCAAGTTAAGCAAGATATAAGGGACATAAATAAAGTATTTGCAGATTTTTCTAGGACATTCACTGTTCCTGCTAGTAAAAATAATAATCAAATATTTAAACACTTCTATAATCCAAATATATATAGAGATCAAGATCCTGAAGGACTAAACCAACAAGGGGCTGGAACCCCTTTTGATATAAGGAAAAGAATAGATGCTGAATTACATATAAACTATAGTCTATTTAAAAAGGGAAGAGTTCAATTGCAATCAACACAAATGAGAGGAAATAAGCCCTACTCATATACTTTAATCTTTTTTGGTAGTACAATAAAATTAACAGAAACTCTAGGAGATAAAACATTAGATACTCTATCAGCTTTACAAGCTGTAAAGATACCTTATACGGCTGCTAATATTGCTAGTCTTATGCAAAACGCCACAGATGTTTCTATTGCCTCTAGCAATGATTGTGAAGATGGAATAGTAGTTCCCTTAATAACATCGACAAGTAGATTAGTATACAATTCCGTAGATAATACTTTAGATAATAACTTATTTCCACACGGAAATCAAAAGGGAATAGATTTTAGAGATTTAAAGCCAGCATTAAGGGTTCACGCTATAATTTTAGCAATTCAAAAACAATATCCTAATATATCATTTAGTCAAGATTTCTTTACTCTTGCAAAAACCACTAGAGCTGGAACTGCATATTACAACAACCCTACATATGCCGAATTATTTATTTGGCTTAATAGACATAAAGGTCAAATACCTTTAGATATTACAGAAAAGCAAATATTAAGCTTTACACGTCCTGTAGGTAGTGATGAAAGATATATGAAATTAGATGCACCTTTTCATCAAGGAAATGGAATACAGGTTATAGAAGATACTAGTAAAACCGAATTTTTTATAGGAGTAGACATAACAGCTCCATCTTCAACTAGTATGTATAATTTTGTTATTAAAAGAGATGGACAAGAATTTCAGAGATTTGATGGATTATTTGGAAATAAAAGTCCCGTAAGAGTTGAATCAAAAGCTGTTATAACATCATTAAGTCCGTTAACTTTCGATAGTATTGCTAGTTCAGAAATATTAGGTGCAAACGCTCCAGAGGCTCCTTCTGGAAATTACACTTTTTATATTGAGTCAGCCTCCGCAGGTCAATTTGATTTTAGGTTTACTATAAAAAAGAGAAAACCTGCTGATGTAGAATTTTTTGGTGCGATTAAAACAACTAGAGCTATAGCATATAATGGAACAATAACAGTTGACACAGACCTACAATTAAACCCATCGGGTCTTTTGCCTAACAATATGAAAATAATAGACTTTCTAGGTGGTCTGTTTAAAATGTTTAACTTAACAGTTATAGAGGGAACTGGAGGTCAATTAAAAATAGACACTCTAGATAATTTCTATAATTCAGGAGCTAGTCTAGATATAACAAAATATGTTGATAACACGGAATCTACAGTATCATCAGCTCTTCCTTATTCAGAAGTAGAATTTAGATATGAAGGTTTAGATACTGTTTTTGCCGAACAATTTGGTGAAAGAGAAGGTAGAACTTGGGGAACTTCTATATACCCTGGTAATAGTGTTACTGCTAATAATAATCAATTATTAAACATAGGAGAAAAGTATGAGGTACTTGTTCCTTTCGAACACCATCAGTTTAACAGATTATTTGATCAAGATAACGAAACCGTTGAAAGTAATAAAACATCTATTCAATGGGGGTATGCTGTTGATGGATCCTTTAATGCTTACTTAGGTAAGCCTTTGTTATTTTATGCTCCTAAACAATCAGGAGCAGGAATAAATCCTATAGAACTTGTCGCTGGAGGATCATCTTCAACCCTGTCTCAATACCACATTCCTTCTAACAGTGTGCAAGTCACGGAGACAATGGCTACTAAGGATTCGGATTCTGAACCAACTCCAAACATACATTTTTATAGAGAAACAAATGAATATGCTTTTCCGGTTTCCTTCCTTCGTACTTTATTTTTAGAATATTATGAAAATTACATTAAACAGACTTTTGACATAAGTCGCAGACTATTTCAAATTAAAGCTATTTTACCTGCTAATATATTAAGAGAAATATCTTTAGCAGATAGCTTAACTATATTTGACACTGAATATAGAATAAATAAAATAACATCAAATTTAGGTGATGGAAGAACAAATTTTGAGTTGTTAAATAAAACAGTAGATGAGCTACTTACGGATAACGTAAGAGATTTAGCTGCTAATGTTTCTGGCAGTTTAGTAACCGCAGATAATTCAATAGTTACGGCTGATTTAAGCCAACAAATAACGTAATAATATGATAAAGCAAGTTATAGAGGGGTTGAAACTTATGGACTATTATGATGCAAACGAATTAATTCAATTTGCAAAGGGAAGTCATAAAGCTCCACAAACATTTAAAGAAATGAGAGAAACAGTTAAACGTAGAAAATATGGCAGACAATAGGATACAGTTTACTTTTCAGATAAATGATGCAGGTAAAGCCAAAGTCAAAGGATTAACCCAAGACTTTGTAAGCTTAGATACTGCTATTAATAAAGTCAACGTTGATTTGAAAAGGCAGGCTGCTGAGATGAACAACACTGGCAAATCTACAAATAATATGGTAGATAAGACTGGTCTTGCTGGAGCAACACTTGTTGAACTTAGTAGGACTATATCTGACTCTAACTATGGATTCACAGCGATGGCTAACAACATTAGTCAATTATCAACTCTATTTATTACTCTTATAGCCACAACAGGTGGTTTAGGGAATGGGTTAAGAGAGCTAAAGAAAGCCTTTATGGGCCCTTTAGGACTTATTGTAATATTTAATATTGCTGTAGCCGCTTTTGAACGTTTAGCAATGAAAGCTAAATCCACAAAAAAAGAATTAGATAATTTGAAAGGAGGTCTTGGAAGTGTATCTGGAGATTTAGAGACTTTTATCAAACTAATTGATAGAGGGAACCTAAGTAGTAGAGACCTTGATGAATCATTAATAGCATTAAAAAAAACATATCCAGAGCTTAATATAGAAATAGGTGAAAATGGCAGGCTAACAAAGGAGTCTAGAATACAAATAGAAGAAAAAATAAAAAAAGTAAGAGAGCTAGCTAAAGCTCAAGCTATCCAGAAGGAGTTACAGAAGACATTTTCAGATCGAGTGAAATTAGAATTAAAGCAAGAAGAGGACATCGCAGAGTTAAGAAAGGAAGTTGCAGAAGGTAGAAAAAAAGAATTTAGGGATTTATTATATGAAACCAAAACCGGGTTAGGTGTATATACAGATTCCCTTAAAGAAAGAATCCAAGCAGTTAAAGATGCAAATGAAGAAGAATTTGATCTGTTTGACAGAAGAGAAACAAGCCTTCTTAAGAAATTAGAAGATACAAACGGTTCTATTGCTGGAGCTTTTGGAGGGAAAGATGACCCTTTTGTTCTTGCTAATGAAATAAGAGCAAAATCATTTAAAGATCTTGGTGAAGAAATAGAAATAACAACGGAAAAAATAAAGCGGAGTGATATTAGAAGAGTGAGAAGTTCAAAAGAATCTGCTGTTAATATTTTGGCCGCTTCAGCAGAACTAACAAGTGGATTATCTGAACTTTTTGGACAACAAACAGAAGCTGGTAAGGCTTTTGCTGTAATGACAGCGACATTCGATACTTATGTTGCAGCAAACAGAACATTGTCTGATCCATATTTTATAGGGAGACCTTATGAAAGATTTATAGCTACAGCCGCGATTATTGTAACAGGTCTTGCTAATGTTAAAAATATTTTAACGGCAGATAAAAACGGCCCTAGAGGTTCCTCAACAAGTGCAGCAGGAGTAGGATCATCTCAAGCCCCAATATTTAACGTAGTAGGGAACTCGGGAATAGATCAATTAGGTCAAGCTATAAGGGGTACAAGAAATCAACAAACAATTGCAATAGTATCAGATAGAGAAATACTAGAAGCTCAA